CTAACAATTCTATATATTCTTGAAAAAACTAATTATGTACTCATTTTATTTATTACCATTATTAACATTATTTTTTAAATCTTGATGCATATATTTTGAGTACATAATAATATATTTCTATAACTTTTTAACTTTTCTATATATTCTTGAAAATAAAAGATTATGTACTCATTTTATTTATTACCATTATTAACATTATTTTTTAAATCTTGATGCATATATTTTGAGTACATAATAATATATTTCTATAACTTTTAACATTTTCTATAATTTCTATGAAATAAATTATTATGTACTCATTTTAATATTAAATAACATATAAACATTTGATGTCTATTTTTTTATAATATGGGAGATAATTATAAATTATATTCAATACTGGGTGTTGAAAAAAACGATTCTATAGACACAATAAAAAGAGCATATAAAAAACTTGCATTTATTTATCATCCTGATAAAAATAAAGATAATGTAGAAGCAGAAAATAAATTTAAAGAAATTTCAAATGCTTATAACATTTTGAATAACGAAGAAGAAAGGCATAAATATGATATGTCTGGAGATAAAAATTACAATAATGGAAATGATAATATGTCGGGTGGTGGCGTAAATCAACATGATATATTTGAAGCATTTTTTGGAGGTGGAAGAGGTGGTATGGGAGGATTTGGAAGTCATTTTGGAGAAGAAATGTTTGGTATGGGTGGTAATGGTAATAACAAAAGACAAAATAAAGCACAATCTATTCAGCGTATTTTTTCATTAACTTTGGAAGATATATATGATGGTGTTAAAAAAGATTTAACAATTGTATTGGAAAAATATTGCACAGATTGTCTCATAAGTTGTACTGATTGTGGGGGAAAAGGATTTATACATCAAATTAAAAACATGGGATTAATGCAAACTGTTTATCAAATGCAATGCAATAAATGTGAAGGAAATGGAACAATATTGAAAGGAAAAAAAGGTTGTACTGTTTGTAATGGAAAAGGTATTTATAGCAAAGAGAAAAAAGCTACTTTAATTATTCCTAAAGGTGTTGATGAATCATATAGATCAGCATTTCCTGAATTGGGAGGACAGCCTAAAACAAAAAATACAGTCCCTGGAGATTTAATTATTGGTATAAAAATTGAAGAACATAAGGACTTTCAAAGAAAAAATAATGATATTTATTATAATAAAAATATTACATTTATAAACTCAATAATTGGCGAAGATATAACAATCCCTTATTTTAAAGAATCAATTTCTATAAATACAAGTATTTTTGGTGTATTATCAAATGGGAAAAACTATATGATCGAAGGTAAAGGAATGCCTATTTTAAATACAAAAAATAAGGGTAATATGTATATTGTATTTAATATTGATTATCCTAAAATTAAAAACAAAGAAAAAATTGAAGAACTTACAAAGGTTCTAAATGAAACATTTATGTAATTTATATCACATCTTTATTTTTATGATTATCTATAGCATATAGTATATTATATATTGGCGAAACGGACTTCGTTATATCATAGCCATAATCTTTAACAAACTTAACAAGTTGTTTGGCTTCATTGCTTTTTAAAATCTTATTATCATCAGATGTAATTATAAATAAATAATTACTTCGTGTTATTATATTCTTATCAATATACAAAAGTCCATCGTCTATATCATTATATTGGATATAATCATATTCTAATTTTCTCAAATCAAAATATGCAAATGCGTTAATTTTAGGGTCTATCTTTTTTTTAATTGATATCTGCGAATATGCGGTTGTTAATATTCTTGCATTATGTTTTTTGCCAAAAATAATAGTTGTTTTTTCATTTATAAAGTCATATGATATACATATGCTAAAGTCGCTTAAAAAACTACTTTTAAAACTATCTTTGACTATGTATATATTATAAAAATATGGTGTATTTTTTTCACTATTTTCTTTATATATATTTGCTACTTCAAAGCATCTACTGTTTTTACTTGATACACGATTAATCATATCAAGATATATAATATAAGTAATAATTATAATAATAAATATAAATAAAGCATTTATTATTATCTGATAATATGATATACTTTTTTGAAATATTGATGATAGATTATAAAAAAACATTTTAGTGAAACCATCTATTTTATCTCTTGATTTATTCAAATTATCGCTAATATCATTATAATTAAGTGTATTACTCATTACAACTATTTATCACTTATTTAATTTAATTATATATTATAAATATTCTTTGCTATTTATATATTTAATTTTTCTATATTATTTTTTGAGAAAATAATATCATTCATGATTGAAGTATTAAAGTTTCCAGTTTCAGAATATTTCTTTGTAAAAAGTAATAAAGCAAATGTTGTTTTATTATTCTTTACTTTATTATTTTCTTCATTAACATAAACATATTTATATTTAGCAGAATTTAACACTTTTATATTAATTCCATCTATTATTCTATTTTTCATTGTTCGCAAATCAAAATAATTTAACTGATATTCAAATGGTTTTGTATTTTTTAATAAAGCTTTTTTTCTACTATTTAAAATGCGTTTAGAAACATTTAAACTATTTTTTTCAATTTCGCATTTACCGGTACCTGTTGTACATAATGATAACATTTGTTCCTTGTTTTCAACATCTTCTTCGTTTTCTATTAATTTTTTATCGTCGTTTATGTTTATATTGTAAAAAATTTCATTTTGTTTTCCATCGTCATTTCCATATTCGTATATTGTTTTCATATTGTTAAAGTCGTAAGTAATTTTTAATATATAATTTTTATAAGTAGAATCTATAACATCATTGTTAATTATTATAAATGAATAAATGTATGGTTTCTCAATAATTTCATTTTCGCGAATTATGTTTAATATTTCATTACATTTAGACTTTTCTTTAGAATTTTTATATATATTATCCCAGAAAAAGATTATAAATATTATAATAATTATACTTAAAAAAAAAATATTTAAAAATATATTATAATAATTAACATCCGTAGAATAAACTTCCATAAGTTGATTTTCAAAGTTATAAAGCAATAAATACATTTCTTACTTTATATATCTATTATTTAATATTCATTTTATTAATATTAGTTTCTGCTTTTACTGAAAAATAAGAAGTAGTATTTTCAATAAAAACATAATTTGAATCTGGGGTAATAATTTTCATATTTTTATAATTTTTAGCCATTTCGTTCTGTTTGTTATATTTAAAAGCATTTATATAATAATTATTTTTAATTTTCATTTTATATTCATCCCCTATTTCATCGCGGTATTCATCACTAAAATGAGGCTTTTCTGTAATATTTTGAACAGCGAAAGTTTCATTTAGAGACAAATTAATTTCATCTATTTTTAAATATTTTACCATATTATTAGCATTTTTTTGTATATAATTTACGAATTGCGTTCTTTGTCTTGACGGTATTTTTTCTAAGATAATATTAAATATACCTTTTAATGTTGAAAATGGAGGTCCTTTAACCAATAAACCAATAATAAACATATCTTTTAAAGCAACCCATATTAAAAAGAGGATTATTATACCGATTGATATACTAAAAAATAAACTCCATATAATAATAATTGAAATAGGAGTTCTAATGATATAATCGTATATAATATTAAACCATACAAATATTGGAGAACCATACCCAAAAACATATTTTCTCAAAGGTACAAAAATAAATGTAATATCTATTATAAAGTTTATTACAACGTGTAAAGCAATTGAAATCAATATTATTAAACAAAAAATCCAAACATAAATAACCATAGATAAAATATCCATAGGTATATTTTTTTTAGACATGTTTTCAATTTCTTTATTTAATAGAAGAGGTCATTTATATTTAATCATTAATATTGAATGTTTGAAATTTTATAATGTCATCAAAATAATTAATACATTTTGAATTGTTATAGGCACTTATAATATTTTTTTTTAGTACATTTATATTTTCAATATATATATTACTCATTATTGGATTAGTTTCAAAATATTTTGCAAATATATTGTCTAAATGTTTTACAAATTTAGAATAACCATTTCTTTTATTATAAATTTTTATAATTTTAGTTTCTATATCAAATAGTTGATTATTAAAATTGCAATTATTGTCATTTTCAAAACTTTCAAATTGATAATTTATATTATCATAAAAGCACATTAAGAGTATTCCATATTGTATTAATATAAATTATCAATTTTATTTAATATATCTTTTGCAATCCGTACATATTTATTCCAGTATTAAAACCTGTTATTATATTACTATACGATAAATAATATAATTAATCATTTATCGTATTTTTAAAACTTGATGTACTGTTTCTAAAGCACCGTCAATCCACGCTTGACTATTGCAATAAGTTTCTCCTAATATGTATATATACTTTTTAGTAAATATATCTTTAATTTCTTTTTGTATTTTATCGGATTCAACTCCTATTTTCCAGAAATGAGAACCAGACTCCCAATTATGGATTGTAATCCATTCTGGGTCTTTTATATTTTTATTAGGAAACATTTCATTTAATATTCGTGTAAGATGTTTCATGATATCTTTTTTATTTTTCAAGTTATTCCAAAAGTCTGCATTATAACTATCGCTATAACTTATTTGTATTAATCCATTATCATAATTAATAGGGATTATAAATTGAAGTTTATTTTGCGTAACTATTTTCGGCAAATCTTTAAACCAGACATCTTTATATTGAGCATATATTCTTAATAAATTACAATCTCCTACATTATTTAATAATGTATTATAATTATCAAAATAAGGTATTTTAATATAATCTTTCCTTGTTATTGTAATATATAATCTTTGGTAATTATAAACATGATTATTCACCAAAATACTTTTTTCAACATCATCAATATCCATTAATTGATAATTAAGCAATATTTTAACATTTCTATCAATTATATATTTATGTAAAACCTCGTATAATATGTGCATCCCACCTTTTAATACAAAAAACTCATTATTTTGAATATCAAAATCTTTTCTTAATGTTAATAATACATTATATGCATTTTCATCATACATTTCACTTATATATCCAAGCGACACTTTCAATAATTCAACATCATTAGTAGATAAAAATAAAGAAAAATAATTATGTAAGTTTATAGCTTTAGTATCGGCATTTATTTTTTTATTTATCGCATAACTCCATAATTTATTTAAAGTTTTAAACTTGGAATTATAATATAGTAATAATTCAGCCTCATTCATTAATTTATCATTAACGAAATACAACTTATCTTTATTAATATCTATTATATACTCCTCCAATTTGAATTCTTTAATCAATTTCATTACTATTTTATGTTTTTTTCCTAATCTACCAGCACCAACAGAGTACTTTAAATCATAATCAGTATTATCATATGTAAATATTCTTCCTCCAATACGTTGAGACTTTTCAAAAATTATTATATCGTCTGGAGATATTTTTTTAATTTTAATTAAATTATATGCTAAATATAACCCAGTTATACCTGCACCTATTATTATATTTTTCATTTATATAAATATATAAATATATAAATATATAAATATATAAATATAAAAATTGATTATTTATTAACATAATTATAAATATAATGTCGTCGTTAAAGCCATGTATTAATTTTCCTAAAAATACTTATAGTGGAAAAGAACAGTCGCCTCTTAGATATGGATTATCAGCCGAAGGATATGATATTAATTCTGCTATGGATGGTTATGATAAACAGGTATGGGTTGTTGAAATGAAAAATAATAAAAAAGTATGGAATAAAAAGGATTCTATTTTAAGAATAACACCCGAAGAACCTATAATTACAAATAATAACGAATTATCAAATGATAATGTAAAAGTAACTAAAGTAGTAGCACCTAAACCTGCTACAGATTATAATAAATACGTTAAATATCGTCTATATAGCAATATTAATGAGACAAAGTTTGAACTTGTGCGGATAGAATGGCAAGAATTAAAGAAAAAACCTGAAGAACTAGTTGCTATTATGATTATAGTAAATAAATGGACAGACGATAATAAGGATATGGTTATTAAAAAAACAAGAAATAATAATACAAAAATTGATTAGTAATAGTTATTTAAATATAATATCAATATTACATTTATTAATATGAATACAATTAGTTTAGTTAAGAATAAAAATATTGTTCTAATAGATTGTAGTTATTATATTTTTCATAGATATTTTGCTACTTATAGATGGTTTTTATTTCAAAAAATAGATATAGATATTGATGATATTGTAGATAATGAAATATTCATAACAGCCTTTTATAAACATATTAATAACGATATTAAAAAAATATGTAAAATATGGAAAATTAATATTTCAAATATTATATTATGTAATGATTGTCTTAGATCTGATATTTGGAGAAATGATATTTATGATAAATATAAAGCAACGCGTGTTCAAAAAACCAATTTTAATAAGAAAATATTTAGTATATTTGAAGAATATGCTAAACAATTAGGTATTCAAAAAATATCATCTCATCGTTTGGAAGGCGATGATGTTATTTATTTATCTCACAAATATATTAAAAAACATATATCCGGTAATAACAATATTATTATTATTACAAACGATAATGATTTTCTACAATTAATTGACCATAATGTATTAATATATAATATGCAATTTAAAGAATTAAAAACAAGAGGTTTTGAAGACCCTAATGTAGACTTAATGTTTAAGGTTATATATGGTGATAGAAGTGATAATATATATAAAATCGGGACATGTATAACAAAAAATAATGCTTTAATATTGGCTAAAATGCCTTTTGAAAAACTTATTCTATATATTCGCGAGAATGGATTAGAAGATAAATTTAACTTAAATATGCAACTTGTTTCGTTTGAGAATATTCCATTAAAATATATTGATAATTTTAATAATAATATTAATATCGTTATTAGTTAATTACAAATATTGATATACCAAAAAAACACTATTACGAAGACAACATAATTTTTAATTATTTTTTTAATATTTCAAGAATATGCGTTTTATATATTTTATATATTTTATAATATAAAAATATATATGATATTTATTAAATTAATTGAAGAATTAAATATAGATGAAAAAAATAAATGCATTAATCTAATTAATATTAATTTTGGAAATAATAGATTTGAAACTTATGAAAAAGTAATATTTTATAAATGTAATAATGATATTGTTGGATTTGCAGGAATAAGTAAAAATAGTTTAAATCAATTATGTACAGATATAAAATATAGACAAAGAGGAATAGCAAATAATATTTTAGAAACTGCTAAAACATTAATTGGTAAATCTATATATCTTTATATTAATAAAAATGGAAAATATACAGAATATTTATTAATATATTATAAAAAATGCGGTTTTATTGTTGATATTGAAAATGATATTGAATATAAAATGACTTTGTATAAAAATTGATTGTTTTTTTGTTATTTATATTTAAGTATGGATACTAAAATCATAAACGTTTATATTGACGGTTCTTGTGTAAATAATGGAACTCCTAAAGCAAAAGCCGGTTATGGTGTTTTCTTTAAAAAAAATGACGTGCGAAATGAATATGCACGTGTTGATGGAAAGCAAACAAATAATACTGGAGAATTGACGGCTATGATAAGAGCTTTGGAAATTTTAAACAAAGATATTGAAAATAAAAAAAGTATCAATATATATACCGATTCGGAATACGTCATTAAGTGTTCTGGAAGTTATGGTGATAAATTGAGCAAGAATAATTGGAAAACTTCTGAAGATAAGATTCCGCCAAATTGTTTATTATTGAAAAAATTATATGAATTATATAATCCAGTCAAAAAGTTTGTTATATTAAAACATATTAAAGCACATACTAATTTGCAAGACGAACATTCTCTTGGAAACGAGTGGGCTGATAGATTAGCAAATTTAGCAATTTCGAATAAAGAAAATGATATTGATGATTATGATAAAATATTAGCAAATAGTATTAGTAATACAGATACCAATAAAAATTACATATCTATAAGCTTTAATAATAAAGAAGCAGTTAAAAACTTGGGGGCGAAATGGGATATTAAAAGAAAAAAATGGTATTATGAAAATAATATTAGCGATGAAAACATTGCTGCTATCAAGGTTATTGAACTGCTAACAATTGAAGATGTTGATAAAATACAAAATCCTAATTTTGAAGATGGAGGAAAAAACTCACTTGGAAATGATAATGCTACAAAAATGTACGTAAAAATACCTTATAAAAATAAAGATAGTGTTAAAAAAAATGGAGGAAGATGGGATCCAGATATGAAGTCTTGGTATTATTTATCTAATATTGATAAAAATAAAATAGATATTATAATTGGGCTACAAGTTTAGACTTATTCTTCTAATATATTTTTAATATATTTTAAATTAATTAATGGTAATACGGGCGTACATTCCCATAAATGCGTTTTTAGAAACGTTTGTATTTTATATTTTTCTGGATACATATGAAATAAACCGGCATATATATCAGACATATATTTTTTATGATTATATTTTAATAAATGCGAGCTATCTTTTGGTAATACAATAAGAAGTTGGATATACGACTTTATGAAATTACTATTTTTTATAATTTCGGGTGCTTTATGTGCGATTGAATGATTTGATATATCTTTCAAAATAGGAGGGTAATTATATGGATAATACCATTCGCAATCAATATCAAATCCTTTATAATAAGAATATACCCAATATATTCCTTTTATATAATTAGAACATGCATTAAATACTACGCTAGTGTCTATAGTTATGTTATTATCGAATAATTGTTTATAATATTCTTTATGCCATTTTTGCGGATTATCGTATATGTGATTTACTAATTGATCTTTATTTTTTATAGCATAATAATCGCTAGGAATATCTGAAGAATTAGGAACTCTTCTTTTAATATATTTTTCACATATTTTATATATATCATTATGTTCAGATTTAGAAAGATATTTGAAAATATCACTTAAACATTTATAATTTATTTGACCATTATATACAAGTAATCCATTTTCTTCAACAGAAATTTTAGTAGAAGATAATAATTTATCGACACCATCTGTTTTAAGGTCAATTGTTAATAAATGTGGTATAAAGTCATTTCCTAAAATAGAACAAGCCGTACAATATGTTTCAATCAAATCATTTTCGGAATATGAAATGTTTTTATTTTTTAGATCCCATTTTACCGTAAGTTCTTTTAATATTGAATCTCTTAAATTATCAATATTGAGGTAATTACATACTTCTTCGTTTGTTTCTCTCATTAAATGTATGTTTTTGTGATGAGACATTAATGACAATATAATTAAATCGGCGTCAAGCCCGTGTATAATTATTCTTGAATTAACAGAACTCATTTTTAATTTATGAAATATTTTATGCTCTCCTTCGCCATTTTCATCACTACCACTATATAAAAATTCAACATTATATATAGAATATCTAATTTTTTTATGAATGAAAATATTTAATTTATTCATAAACTCCGTTCCTGGAGTTATAGCATTAGTATCCCATATAGGTTCGGTTATTTTATTCGCGTCAATTTTATTTCTATAAACTGACAAATAACGTCTTTTACGTTGTTGAAACATTTTTGCGACAGGGGCTACACCATCTGTGCAAATTATGTATTTTTTAGCATTATATGTCTTAATATATCCTTCAATCTTCAACCATACTTTATCTAATATACATTCTTCTATATTTTCTACTTTAGTTTTCATAATATCTTGTGCAACTGTATGAATTATCCCGTTAAAGTCTATACAGTATATATCTGTAACATCAGGTTTAGTATTGTATAGAATATTTTTATATTTCTGTGTCAATGTATAAAAATAATAAGGAATACCCATTTTTATTTTATTAAATAATATTCATTTATATAATAATCATTTTTTATTTTTCTTCATATGATAATAGAATATAAATAGAAATATGCCTAGTACAGCTATTAATATAAATGACATTTTTTTTGGTTCAGAACAATCTAAATATGCAGGAATAGCATTATTTACAACTATAGGAATACTATGTGTAGCTATATTATTTTCAAGTAGTAAAATACCTATAGAACAACGTATAGGATTCGTATTATCTATTCTTATAATATCAATACCTTCAGTACTTATGTCTTTATTTGAATTAACATGTATTGTTACCGGTGGAACCTCAGAAACTCGCTGGTGGTGTTGGGTTCTTGCATGGATAATATCAATATACATTATATTATATTGTATAATAATTATTATATCTATGATTATGTCAATGTCTTCTTACGATACCGCTAACGAACGCGTAGAAAATGATATTGAAAATTGCAAGGTCAATAAAGATAGTGCAAATATATATGCTAAAAATATTATGACCAAATATGAAAATGACGTTAAAAATAATCATTATTTAGAACAACAAAAAATGCACGAAGAACAACAACACCAACAACAACGTCAAATGCAAAAGATGCAAGAAGACGAACAACATCAAATAGAAAATGAACAAAAACAAATTCAAATGCAACAAAAAGAACAAATAGAACAAAAACAACAACATCACCAACAACACAAACAACACCAACATGACCAACGCCAACATGACCAACAACAACAACAACAACAACAACACCAACAACAACAACAACAACAACAACAACAACAACAACAACAACAACAACAACAACAACAACACCAACAAAGCCAGCATGAAACACATCACGATAGAAAGCAAAAACAATCTCCAATGCAATTATCTCAACCAGTTCATCATATGGGTGTACAACCTCGTCCTCAAATGAGTGAAGTATCAGCATTTGATTATAGTGATACATTATCGTCAATTACAGAAGTAGGGAATGAATCAGAACCTAAAGTTCAAGCACCTGCCAAAAAAATGTCATACGAAGAAAAGTTTTATATGCAAGGATATGATAACTCAAGTGATAAGTTTCAATCTTATTAGATTATATAATATTATTTTTTTTACTTAAATAGTTTATTATAAAATGATAAATACATTTAAGAAATGCGGTATATTATACTATAATTATTGATATTTATTCGCAAAATGATGAAAAGAGATGACGAAAATATTAAAAAAAACTCTTATTTTCGTCCTCAAACTTGTAGAAATTGCGGTATAAATGGACATTTATATAAAGATTGTCCGCGTCCAATTATGAGTTTTGGTGTTATATGCTATAAGCTTGTAAAAAATGAAATTAAATATATTATGATACAACGAAAAGATAGTTTGGCATTTATGGAATTTGTAAGAGGAAAATATAATTCGACAGATTCTAATTATATTAAACAATTAATTGAATATATGACCGATAGTGAAAAAAATATGTTATTAAATAACAGTTTTGAATATATTTGGAATTATACATGGTGTCAAGTTTATCAGTCAAACTTTAAACAAACAAAAGAATATTTAGAATCTAAATTAAAGTTTGATTATATATTATCTAGTAATTATTTAAGAAGTCTGTTATTTCCAATAAAAACAAATATTAATTATTTAGAACAAGAATGGGGATTTCCTAAAGGGCGTAAGAAGTTAAGAGAAAGCGATGTTGATTGTGCTGTTAGAGAATTTTGCGAAGAAACACAGTTATATAATGATGATATTATGATTAATAAAAATATTATTCCACTTCAAGAAATATTTTTTGGTACAAATAATATATTATATAAACATGTTTATTATGTTGCAAAAATAATTAAAGATGATGCTAAAATTTTTATAGATAATACTTGTATTGAACAAGTAAGAGAAATAAGAGCACTTAAATGGTTTACATATAACGAAGTATTAAATCATATCAAACATCATAATATAGAAAGAATTAAAATATTTAAAAAAGCACATAGCATTATCAAGGAATTAATATAATATTACCGAAATATATATATTTTATTTTTTTTTAAGAAGAAACATATCATTATAAGAGATTTGATATAATATTTCTTTTATGTTAATAGGAATATGGATAAAATATGCCCAGAAGGAAAAGAAATAAATCCTAAAACGGGTAGATGTGTTAAAAAATGTAAAGACATAGAAAAAAGAAATAAATACACAGGAAAATGCGATAAAATAAAAAGTAAAATAGAAGATAAAATATGTCCAGAAGAAAAAGAAATAAATCCTAAAACGGGAAGATGTGTTAAAAAATGTAAAGATACAGAAAAGAGAAATAAAGACACTGGAAAATGCGATAAAATAAAAGGTAAAATAGAAGATAAAATATGTCCAGAAGAAAAAGAAATAAATCTTTTAACTGGTAGATGTGTTAAAAAATGTAAAGATACAGAAAAGAGAAATAAAGACACCGGAAAATGCGATAAAATAAAAGGTAAAATAGAAGATAAAATATGTCCCGAAGGAAAAGAAATAAATCTTAAAACTGGAAGATGTGTTAAAAAATGTAAAGACACAGAAAAGAGAAATAAAGAAACCGGAAAATGCGATAAAATAAAAGGTAAAATAGAAGATAAAATATGTCCCGAAGGAAAAGAAATAAATCTTAAAACTGGAAGATGTGTTAAAAAATGTAAAGACACAGAAAAGAGAAATAAAGAAACCGGAAAATGTGTAAAGAATCCAATTCCAGATTCAAACCCAGATCCAAAACCACCTCCAATACCACATCCAAAACCACCTCCAATACCAGATCCAAAACCACCTCCAATACCACATCCAATACCACATCCAATACCACCTCCAATACCGCCTCCAATACCGCCTCCAATACCGCCTCCAATACCGCCTCCAAAACCAGATTCAAAAACAGATAAATCTTTCAAACTTTATTACCCTGATTTAGAAGACCCAGAATTTACATCTAAAATTGCTAATAATATGGAGTTTGCAATTCATAAAATACCAGACTTTCCTATTATAAGGTCTATAGAAGACTTTAATAAAGTTTCAAATAGATTATGTGGAACTTTTGAAACAGCACTGTATCAACATTTTGTAAGTCAATATATTTCATATAGAACACCTTATAAAAGTATATTATTGTATCATGGTGTTGGTGTTGGTAAAACATGTTCGGCTATTACATTATCAGAATCTCTATTAACACCACATACAACATTAAATGAACCAATGATATGGGTTATAATGCCCCATTCTTTAAAACAAAGTTTTAAATCGCAAATATTTGATATTGATAATCATACTTTTAAAAATATTACAAATCAATGTACTGGAGATAATTATGTTAAACTTATTAATATTTATGAATCATCTTTTAATAATAAAAATAAAATGAATGCTGACCTTAAAAAAATATTAAAAAGCAGATATAGAGTTTTTACATATGATGGATTTTCAAAATATATTAAAGATAATTATTCTGATAGAATTGTAGAAAATAAGGTAATTATTATTGACGAGGCACATAATATAAGAAGTACTAATAAAAAAGATAAGGATTCGTTTATTGCCCTAACAAATTCTTTGATAGATGGTGTTAATAATCGTTTAATATTATTATCAGCAACACCCATGTATAATGAACCGCGGGATATTTTAGACTTATTCAAATTAATGTTAATTAATGATAAACGTATTGATATATTAAAAGATAATTCTAAAATATTTAATAATATTAAACTTAAAATTGATGAAAATGTAATGAGTTTAATTAAAAAATTAACATCTACATATATTTCGTATTTGCGTGGAAAAAACCCATTTACATTTGCTTTAAAGTTAAACCCATCAAATAGTAATATTGAAATATTAAAAAAGTCTCCTATAAATGACCCATCTAATAAACCTATAAATGCAAAGGAATTAAATTGGCTTAAACATATTCGAGATGGTATTATAACATCTAAATTAGGAATATCGCAAAAAACTATTATTGATAAATTAGGTTATAATAAATTAATAAAAGACGAAGATATTAGCGATGACATAGAAGAAGAAAGTGTTGGAAATAAACAAAATCAAAATATGAAGTTATTACAACCAATGAATATTGTTTATGATACAGATATTGGGAGTGATGGATTTTATACATTTTTTACGAAAACAAAAGCTGCTGATCCAATATC